GTAATCAAACTGCTTCTGCCAATTAGCGTAGGAAAGCTCAGATTGCTTTTGCATCTGCTCGAGAGCATACTTTTGCTGAAGCTTCATTTGTTTTTGCTGAAAACGCCATTGGCGGCGGGCGTTCATACCGCCAAAAAGCTGGCCGAGGGCGCCAGTGATGAGTCCAGTAGTACCGGTAGATGCAGCCGACTGACCAAGAGCCTGGCCAAAAGATGCGGCGGAAGCAACAGGAATAGGCATGCTAAATGTGAGTTAAATTGTTAGAACGAATAATGTAATCAACGCGGACAGTGTCGATGTGAACGCCGCTACGCTGCATTCTAGCCTGGGCAGAACAAGAAGCAAGAAAAAAGGCGGCCAAGGCAGCGATAATAGACGAGGCGAGCGTCCAAAAAGCCTTCGATTTGTAGAAAGGTTGCTTAACGTCTGACATGGTATTGAAATTTTAAGGGAAGCTACGGTGCCGCACCCTCACTTCGTTCGGGTCGGTTCTCCGAACCGCGAAATGCGTCACCTCGCCACAATGGTGTAAACAATTGAATAAAGAACGATAGAAAAATGCGCGGCCTCTCCGGCAGTCGTTACCAATAACCTTCAGAAATTCACGCACTCTCCAGAAGGGGTCCGCGCACGTAGCATATATCGTCAAGTAAAGAGAGTACTATTTTTCTTCAAGTTTAGGGGGTTTCGCAGTGGCCTTCGACCTATCTATCTCTGAATCAATGAGTTCCTGGCCAACTTCGAGACCATCGAACTTATCCATACGGGAAAAGGAATTAGGGTCGAAATCAATCTCGGGATTAAATCTTTCTCCCTTATCGAAATCAGAAGGCTCTACTGCTACATCCGGACGGCCAGGAAGGACGTCAATAGAACCAGAACCATCAAGAACGGAGAGAATACGCTGACCGCGAGAAATGTAGGCGGGAGTGTCTTCAAGAAGCCAATCAAGTGCCATAAAATCAATACATTAACGATTAGACAAACGGGTTGCAAACGTCTTATTAATCAAGTTCTTCTTCTGAACCGAATAGGACATGTTTACGAAGAAATTATCCTCAACCGTCGAATTAAAGGGCGAGTTCACCTGCAATAAGTCGGTAAAAAGCATCGGATAATAGGAAGGCTCGGGTAAAGAGCCGGAGCCACTGGAGGTCAAAACAGTGCGCTGTTGAACCCAATAAGAATAAAGGGGAGCGCCGGAGCCACCCTCGGCGGGATTCTTGTAGTAGGCTTGGAGCTGGCCAAGAACCTCATCATAAGAGGAACGAAACTCGTTAAAGCACGGCTCAGTAGCAAAACTGCTGCCAGGATTGGCGTTAAACGCTATGCGGAAGCCCGGGACGTCCTGGTAGCCAATATCGTTGTAAATAGGGTTGAAATAATCGGGGCCCTTATAATTGAGATAGTCCGGTTTAATGAAACTCCAATAGTAGACAGGCCTAATGCTTAACATATCAATCAAATAGCCCGGCTCGCGGAAATAATAAGACTGCCGGCGACCCAAACGATCGTTGAAAGCAATAGAACCACCTTGTTGACCAAGAGGCTGATTACCAGAAAAATTATTATCCCCCGCCTGATTCATCACAATCTGAACATTGACTGTCTGAGAGGCGCTAAAAAGGAGTTTCGGCCGGTCAACATGCTCAATCTTAGAGGCAAAAAATGTCTCCAACCAATCACTATAGCGGCTGCCACCGGCGCCCAGAAGGTCTTTGTACTCTTGAAGACGAGAGGCAATAGCCAACTGTGGAATAGTGCTAACGCCCGACATGGAAACGGCCGAGGACGAACCTACGGGAATGAGGCGACTAAACCGGTCGGGATTCGATGGCACGACAGCCATTGGGTGCGCCACCAAAAAATAAGCCAAAGACGAAGCGGGGGTAGAATTGGTAGTGGGAAGGGTTTGCGAAAGAAGACCCGTAGAACCAAGCGCAGTCGTGGAAGGATAACTATTAGCAACGGGATAGCCGTCGGAGGCAGCGCTGCCACTCCTCAAATCAGAGCGGATGATTTGATAAAAGAGATTACCGCGATTAAACGTATTATTAGAGGAGCTCACAGCAGACGGATAAAATTGGCTCTCATAAAAAGCATCGAGAAACTCGAGATTGCCATAGCATTGTGTAAAAAATCTGGCATCGCCCGAATTTTCAGGGTCAAGAGTATACGAGGAACCCGAACTAATCAGCTTGTTCGCCATAGGCCACGCGAAAGAATAGAGCCCCCACTGTGAATAACCGTAATAATTTCGAACAATATCCCAATAAGCCAAATACGAATCAGCATTAGACCACTGAGAAATAGTAGCAGACGCTGGAAGAGAAGTCGACGCCAGCGCAGTGCCGCCCATATTATACTTGTTGCCAATACGCAGCCAAGAGAAAAGCGAGTTTGTATACGACGCGCCAAAGAAATCAATATTCAAACCACTAGCAGAGGGAAACGTGCAACAAATCCAATTCAGGCTCAACTCGTTCATATCAAACTTACTGCTATTTGTCCTCATCTCAGGATGATACAACTGGAGCGGCACCCAAAAGCGGTGAAGCCGAATAGTATAGGGATTGAATGTCGGGACAGCAAGCGGGTTACTGCGAATATCGACCCCTTGCTCGATAGACACACGGTCCCGGGCGTTAATAAAATCGATCCGCACCGGATACAAAATACCCGGCGTACACGTAAAGGCTTTACTCTCAGGGACATCGTAGCGAGAGTAACCATTTACAGCGTGTGAGATAAAAGGTTGTTTTCCCATAAATTAAATGTTTAGTTGAAGTTTATAGTGATCTCTCCAAAATTGAAGAATGGCTAAGTCCAGCCACGTTGGAGGATCGAGGTCGGGCATTTTCCGAGAAGAGGCGGAAAAACGCATTATTTGCTTTTGCTCCCACGTATAAGACGCTCTACGGGATACGGAGGAATCGAGATTGAACCGTTCAACACACAAAGACACAACACGCCTAACCAGAGAAGACTTGCTAAAACGTGCATAAGAATCAGCGGCGGTAATCGAGCGAATAACGTCGTCTTCCGGTTTAAGGTATCTAAGATAATATCGAGGAATCGAGTACTTATAATCGATACGCTTCTCAAAATCAAAATAAGACCACGACGAAGTGCGAGCAGAAGGACGAGGCATATAACCAAGAAAATCACCAACGCCAGCAGATACGAATTTTCGCGTATAACGGCGATGTTGGAGGAGACAAGATAAAGGTGTAGAGTTTCCATCTATGGTAACATATTTGTCCGAAATTTCTTCGGGATTAAACTGAATCTGTTTAGTAACATATTTAACGACATATCGCGCGCGCTGATGTGTGCCCTTCGCCAGCCAAACAAAACCGAGGTCGCGGACAGCCGCTCGAATCTGATTATACATGCAATTGGTCCCGAAAAGAAATCCGTGGAAATGTAGACGAGGAGCCGAGCCTGTTTCGGGGTGGGTACCGAACTCTTGAAAAAACGCATGCTTAAAAGAATGTCCGAGCGCGTGACGAATGCGCTCATTCCATCGCCGAATAAACTTAGAGGGATCCCGCAACGCTTCATCGTAATACCTAGGGGCTATGGTTATCGTAATGAAAATAGCCTGCTGTGATTCAGCCTTGCAACGAGCAAGCTCGCGCTCTAGACGCACGAACCAATCATTACGCTGACGACGCAGGCAGTCTTCGCACTTTCCGCATGGGACCATGAGCCATTGACGAGCGATGTCCCAGGGACGGAGTGCCAAAGCGGACTTCGAGACGTCAGAGCCATCACGACAAGGATTCTTCTTGTCAAAATAGCGACGATTACGTATCCATATGGGCGACGAACAAGGCATTACAAGAAACTTTGAAGGCAGTCAAATCTAATAGCGGGATGGTCAAGACGGCAGCGAATAAGGTAATCTTTGGCGGGCTCTTCCTCGGAAAACCAGGCGATAACAACTCGTTTTTTGCCGCGGTACGCTCCAATAGAAAAACGGTAAGAAATACTGTCAATCACGGGGGAGAAACGGGGGCGAAAATCAAACTTATCCATAATCGTAAAATAATACTTTGCGCTTCGAAAGGCGGTACTTTCGAGCGCGAAAACTGTTTCGTTACGCCGCCCGACGGCCTAGCGGCCGGGACGCTTCGCGTCTTCGGGCTCCATGGCTCCACTTCACGAATCTTTATACCGGATAAATCCGGTGAGTCTACGAGCGAAAACTCCCAGGAAGAGAGAACTCTCCCGGGAGCTTCACTGTCAAAGAACTCTTCCACCAAGAGGACGGGTTACGATCTTAACTCCTCTTCCTTTCTTCTTCCGTCGAGCTTTCATCGCAATCGAGTTTAAAATCAAACATGAGGACAAGCGTATTATCGAAAAAATCGACCGCAAAATGCGGATAAGCGGCAAGGTCAGCTAAGAGACGAGAGATAAGGCTATGGGGAATATAAGGCAGATTCGAAATAGCCGAACGAACGAAGTGATCGAAAATGGGAGTATCCTCGAAAACATCCAGGGACAACTACGAAAACTGCCCATCTTTAAGGTAGCCGACCTGGACAAGGTCAATGTCAAGAGCCGGATTAACGCGGCGAAGAACGATATGAATCTGTTTCATAACAATGTAATTTAAAGCTGCGATTGAAATCTGAGATAAAAACGCTTCCAGGCATCGGAATATTTTCTCCAAAAATCATAACCCTCGGGCGTCGTGTCAAACAAAAAAGCGGTGGAAATGAGGTAGGTAGGGCCTAAGCTCGGGTTGCAAAGAGAACGCCGAACATGGGCACGCAAACGGTCGCGAAACCCTCCGTAGGGCGAAACAACGACATCGTAATTCGTTTTAAAGGCGACGAATACTCCTTGGCGAACGAGCCACTCGGTAAACGCGTACTCGAGAACGTCGACAATCAAATCGCCAGCCTTGAAATACTTACTTCCTTTTTTCATAGCATTGTGGTTATTGGTTTACAACACAAAGATACAACAAATAAAAACAGACGGCAAAGTTCAAAAGGTTAAAAGAATTGTTCAATTTCTCTTAAAATAACTGCGACGAGTATACGTAGCGCCAATTTGGTCTCCGGAAGAACCATAAACATCTCGCATTTCATCGTAGCCAGCAGGAGCAGATACGCCTTTGGTAAGCGCCACACCGCTAATAGCTAAAGCACCGGCAAGGGCCGTGCGGGCCATCGAATAACCAAAAGCGTTCTTCTCTGATCGATTGGAAAACCATTGAGCGGAAAGGCCCTGCGACGCATTGGCGGCGGCCATACCCATAAGATGCTCGTGTATCTGACGGCCGGTTAATTTAACAGTTTTACCAGTAGGCTTGCCTGATTCAGTAACCTGGGGAACCTCAATTTCAGCATCCCAGTTGAGACGAAACCACTCACGAAGATCAGACAAACGAACTTTGGCTATATCGAACTCGGCTTTCGCGAGGTCGCCTGTAGCGGCAGAACTGTAGGCGGCAGCGTAATCGCGAGCAATTTGTGCGGCGTAAATTTGATCAAAATACTTTGAATTGAATTCCCTGATCTGAACAGCTTCCTCGACATGCTTACTGTATTGGGCGACAAAATCTTGAAACTTATAAGTAGCCATCAAATCTGCGTATTCAGCGTCGGCCGTATGAATATCGGCAAGAGCGCGATTAAGATCAGCAAGAGCAGCAGCGTTGTCGACGTTATGCGTACGAATCTGCTTATCCAACTCGTCGATGTCTTTACGCCATTCAACAGTATGCGTATTACCACGAAGCAGAGCAGCCTCGGCGTTGTCACGATTAGAAGCAGCATCGTTGCGATCAACCGTAGACTTCGCAATCATATTCTGTGCAATAGCAGCAGGGTCAGCAGCAGCAAAACCACCGGGAGCAACAGGAGCACCACCCGAGGGGCCAGAGGCGGAGGGCATAGCGGCGGAACCACCTGACATGGTTGCGTTAACGCCAACTCCTGAAGAGCCTAAAACGGCCGCAGGTGTGACGCCAGCTTTCAAATAGCGGTCGAAAACCTTCGTAGGATCATTGTAGGCATTCTCGTAATCAAACTGCTTCTGCCAATTAGCGTAGGAAAGCTCAGATTGCTTTTGCATCTGCTCGAGAGCATACTTTTGCTGAAGCTTCATTTGTTTTTGCTGAAAACGCCATTGGCGGCGGGCG